GGCTACAGAACAGCAAAAACTACAGCTAGCTAATGATGCGCAACGCCTAATAGTAAAACAATTAATGCTAGATTTAGAGGACGCAATAGCAGAAAAAGACGTAGAGCGCGCTACTACTTTATCGGAACAATTAAACAAAGAATTAGCTATTTTGGGTACTTTACAAAATCAAACCTATAAATTAACTGATATAGATAAAATATTAAATAAGTTTGTACCCAAAGATTTAATTAACTTAAAAAATCTAGATGATGCTATAGCGTCCTCTAAATCTAGCATTAATTGTTTTACTATTAGGCGTTGCGCATCATTAGCTAGCTGTAGTTTTTGCTGGTCTGTAGCCGCTACGCCTAATTTGTTTATTTCATCTTGTTTAGCTAGTAGCGCTGCCTGTACTTGTATTTTGTCTAGGTCAAATACATTTTCACCTTTGCCTAAAGCTAGGGCAGCTTTATCTAGTGCTAGTTGGTCTTTCTTTATTTTTAATTGTTTTGCTTGCTCGGCTGTTTTCTTTTTTTCATCTGCTAAAGCCTTTGCATTACCTTTATCTAAAGCTGCCTGTATTTTGGCACGGTTTTTAGCAGCTGCAATTTCTTTGGCAGGGTCTAAAATACGTCCGCCTAGTGCCGCGCGTTGCGCTACTTCAAGTTCACCTTTTTTTATTAATTTATCTATTAGCGGCGCAATATAAGTACCTGCTACGGGTATTGCAGTTGCCAGATTAGCTAGGCCAAACCCGCCCTCTGGGGCTTCTATGCCTATTTGTTTTACTAATAAAGCTAAACCTCTCAGGGCGTTAGCGGTTTCATCACTAAGGCGTTTCATACTGTCGGCAGCTGTATCTATACCATTAGTGCCGCCTAAAATAGTTATAGCATCTACTAAGCCCGCCCCTATAGCTTCTTTAGCTCTATCACTTTCAATAGTAAGGGTTTTCATACGCCCTTCAAACGTATTTACAGCGTTAGCCGCTGACCCCTTAAACTTGCCTTCTAAAATATCTAAAATATCGTCTACTTCACTATATTTAATTATATTTTTATAAACCCATGCCGTATCCACACTAAACTTTGCTGTATCACCTACAACGGTCATGACAATCCCTGAATCAGGGGCCACATACCTGATATTCTCCGTTGTGTAATTCCGTATCGCAGCAGCGGTATCATTCAAAGCCGATTGACTTACACCGGCAGCAGGAATAGCCCAACGAATAGCAGATAAACTGTCATACATCGCGGCCTGAAAACTGGCCAGACTTGACCGTATCGCATTGGCTGTGTCAATCAATTCCTGCCTTGTAATGCCACCGCCGCCGCCACTTCCCGTTGAGCGGGGGCAGCGGTAAAAATTACCATTGGCATCAATGCACAATCCCAAATAAGTAGTATCTGCCGAATAAGATAATCCCTGCGCCCTGATGCCACCAGACGTTGACCACCATGCATAATGGGTAGAAGTATTTAAAGAATTAATCGTTGGGTTGTAATAAACACCGGCAAGTGTTCCCGTACCCAAAACGCCTTGAGTGTAAGTCGGTACAATCTCTAACTGATAATAGTTCTTCGCATTAGCCCCGGCAGCAGCGACCGTAGTCCTTAATTTTATTGCGCTACCCGTACCAGTTCCTGAAGCAGGGTTGAACGTGCCGAAAAGGTCATAAAAAGAACCTGTACCATTGCCAACCAACCACCACCGGGCAACGTTGTTGTTCCCAACAAACATATCCACCGTGTTAGCCCCGGCATATCTTATCCCGTTGAACGTATTGCTGCCACTCAAAGCAGGGGTTACGTTAAATCCTCCCGTTGCCCTGAATTGGTTTCCGGTAAGTACGTTACCCGCATTGATATTGATAATGTCAGCCCCGCTTTGTGTCCAATATTGAGGCGTAATAACAGGCTGATAAACAGTATCCGTACCTACAAAGACGAAGTTCAACAGTAATTCTTTTATCGGATCAACTGAAGGCGGAACAGGATTACTCGATTGTGTTCCCTGAATAGAAACTACCCTATTCAACGTATCAACCACAAACACATCAATCCGGTTACTATCGCCGGCAGCAGCTAAGGTAATTGTAGTGTCAGGCGAAGTGAACGTCCTCCCACCTATCCTGTATTGTGCTGAAGTAATGAAAAACTGTAAAAGACTGCCCTCCGTAATTTCCCCACCGAATAAAAGCTGATTAGGCTGTGACGGTATCGCTCCCCGTATCGCAGCAGAAGTATCGTCTAACTGTTGTTGTGTAACGCCCGTGTAAGTCGGGAAATCACCCCGGATATTGGCAGCGGTATCAATAAGAGCAGAACGTATCGCAGCGGCACTATCAGCTAACCTTTGCGGCCTGACAAAGTTTGTATCGCTTGACCCACCCGAAGCAGTCCACTTTACCCCGTTACCAACGTAAACAGTAGAGCCGATACGGGCAATGCCAGTCTTATTATTAGTTGTGTCAGAAGGTATCTGAGCCACACTATCGGAAATCATTTTCTTCATGCGGATACCTGCACCCGGATAATTCCAGGGCAACTGAGCATCAGCCTTTAAAAAACAAAAGCTAAGACAAAACAGGAACAGAACACGCATCATAATTGTCAATAGTTTTTAATGTTACATCCAACTGCACACCGGCCAGATAATCCTCAAAAGAATCGCTAATGACCTGAAAAGAAATATTATCATCCATCCGCCAAGACCTCTTTTGTGACTGCATTAAGAGGCTAATAATGTCATTGGCTATTTCCACCTGGTCACTTACTACATCGGTTTCAAACTCCCCTTCTTTGCCTGATTTGTCCAAAAACCATATAGTAAGCATAAAATTTTTATACCCTTTCTCAAATGATCCATTATTGATTTGAGTAGGTAGATCGGTTATGTGAATTGGCTGACCCATAAATATATTTAATAAAGCATCTCGGTCAGAATCATCTATTTCTGAATTGGTCATTGGGAAAGTGATACTGTCAAATAAAGCATAAGGGAAAGCACGCAAGTTAATATATCGATCGGCAACCTCTTGTGCGTCGGTCGCGTCATGAATTAAAGAATTTATGCTTTCGGCTTTGTAGCCATAAATAGCTATTGAAGCATCTGAGGTAGCGGTTTTCTGAGATCCATAATTATTGCCATAATTTATGTAAATATCATTTCGAATGTCGGCAGCTTTTGTTGTAGTCCTAAGACCAGATGCTAAAGCTGTGTTTGCTGATATTTCTGTATAGCCATTTGCCAAAAGATAAGTTTGTCGATGGTCAGCATCGGCATATCCGATGTTTCCTTGATTATCCTCATAAAAATATCCAAATGCACTGTTAGCAATTTGTGAAGCAATGTTATAGACAGTATCGGGATTTGCTCCACGATTTTCCATTTCATAAAGACCGGGTTGATCTATTTCACCAAGTCCAATGTTTTCTGCATTTGCCCATGTGATAATTGGATCATAAGTTGCCCAGTTTTGAGCAGCCGATATTTCATTCCAAGATCCAAGCAATGATGATGATAATAGTGTGTAAATTTGGTCGCCATCTTGATCTTGAGGCAATGTGCTGTTATAAATTTCTTTTGCTAGTCGAACCAAATTACCCATTGCTAAAACTGTATAGCTGACAACTTGAGTGAGAGCACCAGCATTTTTAACACCGACAGTTATATCTGAAATGTTGCCACCAAATAAATTAACATAATTTCCAGCACTATTTTTGACTTTAAGAGTTAAGCCGTCATTGAGAGCAAAAGGCAATGTTTGACCAGATAAAGCAACTACCTCAACTTGCAAATAAGATGGCAATGGTTGGGTATAAATGTCTTTTCTACCGGCCTCATGAACAACATCAGCAATTGCAATGTTTTCATAATCAACACCAGCGACAGTTAATTTCCAATCAGGTGTCCAAACTGTCATTAGTCGCCCTTGATGCCGTTATTGTAAAGCAATGGAACAGATCTTGAAGCACTATCATTAATGGCATTTGCCACAGCTCTTGCTGCACTTTCAGGATCAATTGCTTGAACTGTTATGTAGTTATTAACATATTCCCTTGCAGCTACATCAGCAGTTCCTAGTGCATTAATTTTTGATCCAACTTTAGGCATGATCAAAACTGAGGATGGTGATGCTGCGCCACCTGCCCCACCGGATACTGGAGTAAATGTGCTACCTGAAACAGTTGCAGTTTTTGTAGCTGCTGCGGTTGCTGCTTGAGCTTGACCAAATGGAGTTCCAACTGATTCGCCAATTTTAGTTAGATAATCAATATCAGATCCCGGTTTGATTAAATTGATTCCGCGAATAACTGTGTTAATTGCATCAATTATGAAATTGACAATTGGTTTAACTGCTCCAAGTATTGTGCCAAATGCACTAATAATTGCTGATGCTGCTTTACCGCCTACATCGACCAAAAAACTGAATACCTTGCCCAATATAGGCAAAACATAATCTTGTAATAAATCTATAAATGATTGGAAATTTTCTTTATTGTCATCAATAGATTTTTTAATTACATTCCAAGCATCTTTAAATTTATTGACTATTGGTTCGCCGTATTGAAATATGTAGCCGATCAATCTTTCAATAACAGGTAATAATGCTGCGCCGACAGCTTCTTTTGCTTCCTCAAATCCTTGCTTTAATCGATCAATTCTGCCTTGAAATGTTTCGGCATTTCTTGCAGCTGCACCACCATAAAGATCACTTAATTTTTGTTGGGTTTGAGTAAAGTCCATAGCTTTAAGATCAGTCTGAGATAGACCAATGCCCAAGCGTGCTAGTTTTGTGTCTTGACCCTCATAAGCTTTTGCCAATGCCTCGCTGATAGTAGCAAGATCTTTTCCTGAGCCTTTTGAAACATCTAAAGCCAAATTTAATAATGATTGAGATTTATTAACATCTTTAGTGGTTAGAGATAATCTCTGAAACGCATTTCTCAAATCATTATCAGCAACGCCTGTTGCTAACTGTGTCTTTGAGATATAGTCCTCAGTAGCCTTTATTTGGGCATCAGTAGCCCCTGTGGCGGTCTTTAAGGCACTTGCTAACCTTAACTGTGCCTGTTCATCCTCAATCGCCGATTTGACCCCATCAACGGCTAATTTGGTGGCATAAGCAACGGCAGCAGCAGCAGCAACCGCAAATGCAGCAGCAGCAGCTTTACCAAACTTTTCAATGCCAGATGCAGACTTTTGAACATTATTATCTGCCTCGCCTAATTTTTTCTTTAAGTCATCTACATCAGCAAGGATCGAAAGTTTAAGGGTACGACTACCGGTTGCCATTATGCCCACTCCTTAAGAATGCGATCAAAACTTGCTTCCCATTTATCAATCAATTCAGGCTGAATTCTGCGAAGGGTTGGATAGATAAACCATCCACGACTACCTCGGCCTTGCCGTCCTGAATACGCAGGGAACTGTTTGAACTTATTAGATCCAAACTCAAGACCACCCCAAAGGAGTTGCGTCGTAGCTCCACCCGAAAATTTTTGTCTTGCGAAACCATAACTGAACTCACCGATTTTGCTTGACTTGGAGATGCTAACGCCATCCGCAACTCTCTGAACTGCCTTGCCAGATTTTGTTCGTGTTCGAGCTGCTGCCTTAATTTCCTCAGATGCAAAATACGCCAACGCAGCAGACTGCGCTCTTGCTTCCTCTGTTGCTTGGTCATCCATCGCTTTGAAAGCCTTAAGGATACCGCGAATGTCATTACGATCATAAGCAATCGTTTCATTTGCCATTCCGTTCCTCCAGTATTTCTATGGCTGTCAGTATGTCGTCTGCATCCACCCATTCGCTCATTGGTATGTTTGTGGCTATTGCCAGTTCAACCAATAATCTGTTTAGGCTTCCTGCTCTGTGGCTTTTGGGTTTGCATCACCAACAATTACATCTGCAACTGTATCGATCCAAGTATCCATTGGTTTGATTGGTTTTGATCCACCAAGTTCGCGCTTATGTGCATGATAAGCCAAAAACATGAGATCCCAAACGCCCAATTTCTCAGATGCTTGACCAATGGTATTTCCTGTCTGCTTTTCCCATTTTGCCCACTCAGGCGGTTGGGCAATATAGGTTGCTTGCTCGCCTGAGTTATATTCAATTGTGATTGGTAGTTTCATCTTTTGCTCCCGTTGTTAGTTTTTAACTAAAAGATTCTGCTGGCACTCCAATGACTTGGAATGTCATTGAAACTGTTTGAGCATCTGGTGCTGTTCCTCCTGCGCTTGGCCATACTGGCAAAACTTGGAAGGTAAATTGTGCGCCTGATGATGCTGTAAATACTGTGCTGATGCCTGTGTTAGGTGCTGATTCAGCAACGCCCCATAGAATCTCACAAAGAGATCCAGTTGCGCCCCAATCAGCTAACATCTCAACATTGAATGTGAAATTGTTATCAATAACTTTGTAAGCCTTGCCGTCTAATGTTTCATAAGTCTGACGATTCATTTCGCCGACTAATGATGCAGAAGTTGCCTGAGCGTCGAAATTATTACCGCCAATGGTGAAGGTAATATCTCGACCGGTAATAACTGTCGTAGCCATTTTACTCCTTAGTTTGTTTGTGTGTAATAAGTTGATACATTAATATCGGAAATCAACATGGTTGATGCTCCAATTTGTTGAACTGTTGGTCGTTCAACTGCTCCGACAATATATCCCGCTGGAATAACTGCCAGAATGCTCATGATTAATTGCTCGATATTATCGAGAGATGCAGGATTGCTATTGTAAGCAACCACAGCTGTAATTGTCATATTGACTTTACATCTAACTGATGATTTGCCAACTGTTTCAATTTCAAGGTAAGGTGAATCTGGAACCAAAACAACTGCTGGTGGATAAACCGATTCTGGAACGAAACTATAAACATTTCCGGCCACACTTGCTAAAGCTGTTGCTAAAGGTGTGCGAACTGATGAAAGTATTGTTGAAGCTGGCATTATTGCGCAATTCCTTCAACATCAACATAAGGCCCTAAAATCCCAATTACTCTTGAATAAAGACTTCTCCCGATCCGATATGGCGTACTGGCAAAATCAACGCCTTCTATTTGTCCTCCTGCTGCAACTCTTGATTGGAAAACTTCGACTGAGATAGCAAAGACGGCTGATCGAACAGATTGGTTTCCAACATAAGTTGATGCGCTAGAAAGGGTAGCAGTTCCGGATGGGATAACATTAACTTCGAGTAAATCGGCGTTAGTGATCGATGCCGAAAAGGTATATTGTCCAAGATTGTCTGCCAAGACAGTTCTTGTTCCGTTGTATGGGCTTCCGCATCCTGCGATGACAACTGATTGTCCTTCCGTAAATTCATGAATTCCAAGTGTAGTGAAAGTGGCGACATTGTCTGTCAGCGACACTTTTTGAACTGGGCTTTTGTATGAAACAAGCATTGGCAAAATTGTATTTTCAGCTGTATCTATTATTCCGTTTAGATAAGTGTCATCATACAAGGCAGACGACACGCCAAGCACAGATCGCAACTCGGTGGCTGTAATTATGGTTGGCATGTCATCTCCTTTTATTCTCCCATTATTAGCTGCCTAGGATCGGGAGCAACCCTAGGCATTAAGGATTTAACTAGTTAAGTTCAACCTTGCGATAAGCAGTTGGATACTTGTTTGCGAATGCGCAGAATCCATATACGCCAATCTCAAACTCCATTGTGCTGATCTGTGTTGTACGAAGTGATACTGGAGCACCTGCTGCCTCATAGAAGTCAGCAAACCCTGATGGGAATATAGAAATATCTCCATCAATTGTATTTGGATCAACTACAAGAGTTAAACCCATTACATTTCCAGAAATGCCTTGAGCAAGAGCAATGTTTCCTGCTGCATTCTGTGGTTGTAGTGCTGCGAATAGTGGGCGACCAGCTGTATCAACTGCTCCAATTAGAGATGCAATCTCATTTGGATCAATCATTAATACATTTGGTGCAAAAGTCATAACGCCAGTTGAATCGCCAATTCCCTTAGCAATTCCGCCAACCCAACCCTTGCCAGCTGCGCCGGCTGATGTTGCTCCACCTGACTTAGCTTGTGCAATTGCATAAGCATCTGTCTTGCGAGCATAAGATGCAGAAAGTTCCTGTACCAAAAGATCTAGGTATGCAGGCTCAGATCTTTCTAAAACTTCTGCTGAAATTATATTAGCACCAGCGAACTTAACCACATTCACAGTTGTGCTTGTGATAGTTGTATCGGTTGAATCAACTTCAACTGCCTCAGCTGTTTGTGCAACTGTTGCTTGAGTTCCCAATGTAGGAATTTTAAAGCTAGTGCCAGCAGCAGGTAATACGCGACGGCCGATTGAATTAATAAATGGACGACGGCTATCAATTACGCCAATAACCTCAGTTAGATAAGGAACTGGAACTACGCCAGCATTTTCTGAAGTTGTTGCGTGTGCAATTGTTGCGCAAATATCGCGAGCATCGGTATCACCCAATGTTGATAGATATTGTGCTTTAAGATGTTGTCCAGCGGTAATGTTTAGATTAACGCGTGGCTTTGAATAAGCAACTGGTGCAGTAAATTGCACAGTAGCTGCTTCAGGCTTTGATGCTTCTACCGCTTCGGTTGCGGCAGGTGCTTCTGATGCGGTATCAGACACTTTGTCCTCCTGTTTTGTTTCCTCTGAAGCGGTTGCCTCAGAATTCTCTGTTGTTTGGCTTGCTGCTACATCAGAAACTTTTGCTGATGGTAGAGCGGGTTCAGAAACTAAACTGACCTCTACCAGTTTAGATGCTTGAACTGTTAAAACACCTTCTTTGTTTTCCCATGAATCAACTGAAACTCCAACGCTGAATCCATCGCGCAAACCTTCGGCAGCTTCTAATAAAGAATCATCTCCAGCAATAGTTCCGGCAATTTTGAAAGTAGCTTCAATGCCATTGTCATCAGCTGTAATGTCTAATAGTTTTCCAATTGGTCGTGTGCGGTCATGCTCAAGTAATAATTTAACTGGCTTTGAAAAATCAATTGAATTTGGCTCAAATGCTGTTGCACCTGCTGAAGTCGAACCAACTTCATTCCATTTTACAATTGTGCCTGAAATTGTCCTTTTTTTACTATCGGCAGCGGTTAGTGTTATTGGGAAATTAATCTTCATCGGATTAAGTCCTCCTCCTCTTGAATTTGCTCAACGCTCATTGCGCCGATGCGGTTTAGGATTTCATAAACTTGCGCTCTTTCCAATGGATTGCCACGCAAGAAATCATCTAAGTCAAATCGAACTTCAGTTGTAGTTGATGGAACAAAATCCGGCATTGATAATCTTTTTTCAATTCCCACTAAAAGCGGTTTCAAAGTAAAGTCAATTAATGCGCGTCTTTCAGTTGTAGCATTTGAATAGGTCATGCTGGTCGTTTCAGCAGATACAAAATAAGCACTTATGCCACACGCTCTGGCCAATTCCAAACTGACATATTGGCGAGCTTCATTTAACTGTAATTTTGCAGGATCAAATCCAAGCGCAGTTAATTCAACATCAGCATTTAGAAATGCAGTTGCTCTTGTTGATCTGGCAACTTTCCATGATTCAAGTAATTTTGTAATTCGCTCTGGAGTTAAATTTGTTCCATTTGACTTCAACACCATTGTAGGAACTGGCTCTTTAGCGTATAATTCCGCAGCCTTTTCTAATTCTAAAGCTGCTCGGATTGTGCGACCTGCTCGATTTAATAAACCTTCATCTGCTAAAGAATTAAATACAATTAAAGATCCAATTCCTGCATTAGGTACTTGAGCACCATCTACTCGATAGCCAATAACTTCAGTTTGATTATTATTTAATTCTGGGCTAACTCTTAATGGATCAATTCTTGTCCATGCTCTAACTCTTGCGCCATCTGTGTTTGAATAACTATCTAAAACCTGACCATAAGCAATTCCAAACTGACATATTGGCGAGCTTCATTTAACTGTAATTTTGCAGGATCAAATCCAAGCGCAGTTAATTCAACATCAGCATTTAGAAATGCAGTTGCTCTTGTTGATCTGGCAACT